GCTTGCAGATATGAAATTTGCAAAAAAGAAGACTCAGCATTGCAACAGTTGATTGATAATATTGTTGAAATTTATCTTCGGACTCTGTACAAATTGAAATTCTTGGCATAAGGAGCCACCATGTCTAACTACACCGCCATTACAGCCACCGCCCAAATCAAACGTGATGCTGGCAAACTCAACGGTATTTTTGTGAGCAGCGCTTCTAGCACGCCCACTATCACGGTCTATGACTCATCTGCTTCTAGCGCGTCTGACCCCGTGGTTTTGGCAACGTTTACGCCTACCGGAAACACAATGCACAACTTTTTCAATGGTTTGTACACCAATAAAGGCATCTACGTTGTGATCAGCGGCACTGTCTCTGCAACCATTTCTTACGAGTAAAAATAATGGCTAACGTCAAAATCACCCAACTCCCTTTGGCCACAACGCCCTTGACGGGGACGGAGGATATACCGTTAGTCCAAGGCACAACAACCAAGCAAGTTACTGTCACGGGTTTGTTCACAAGCCCCGTAATGTCCAATCCCACATTGGGTGTTGTTGGCCAAGCTGACTTAATCAACGCCACTGGTCTGCCAATTGCCTCTGGCGTGGCTGGTTTAGGTGCGGGCGTCGCCACATTCTTAGGCACACCTTCATCTGCTAACTTGCGTACGGCAGTAACAGATGAGACGGGCACAGGCTCACTGGTGTTTGCCAATGCTCCTGTTTTGGTAGCGCCTGATTTGGGTACACCCACATTCCTAGTCGCAACAAACGCAACGGGCACGGCTGTCGGCTTGATCGCAGGCTCTGCCATTACCAACGCTAACCTTACGGGTGCCGTCACTTCAGTAGGCAACGCCACGGCATTGGGATCGTTCACGTCTGCCCAACTGATCACGGCCCTGACAGATGAGACTGGCTCTGGCTCGGCAGTGTTTTCTACATCGCCTACCCTAGTCACTCCAGCACTCGGCACACCGTCTGCTGCCGTGTTGACCTTTGCCACTGGCTTGCCTTTGACAACGGGTGTGACTGGCGTACTGCCTATTGCCAATGGTGGCACAAATGCGTCCACGGCTGCTACTGCCATTCAAAACTTGTTGCCCTCTTACACTGGCAACGGCAGCAAGGGTCTGAGATTAAATTCTGGCGCGACTGCTGTTGAGTGGGTGGCTGACGGTGGTGGTGATGTTGTCGGCCCAGCATCAGCAACAGACAAAGCAATTGCCACTTTTGATGGAACAACTGGCAAACTAATTCAAAACAATTCTGGTGTAACCATTACTGCTGGGATTTTGACTGCGACTGGATTTGCTGGCCCGTTAAATGGTACTGTTGGTGCTACTACAGCTACTACTGGTGCTTTTACTACGTTGAGTGCTACGGGTGTCGCAACATTCTCTGCTGGTACTGCATCACTTCCCGCATTGACAACAACAGGTGACACAAACACAGGTCTGTGGTTTCCTGCGGCAGATACGATTGCAACAAGTACAGGTGGGACTGAGCGTTATAGAGTTGATAGTTCTGGGAATTTTGGGCTTGGAGTTACTCCGAGTGCTTGGGGTAGCAGTATCAAAGCAATTCAAATGGGCTTTGCAGGGTCAACAGCAATAAGTGGAAGAACCGATGCGTTTCAAGCAAACTTTACGCAGAACGCTTATGACACTGGTTCAAACACTTGGGTATATTTGCAATCAACCAATGCATTGCGTTACTCACAAGCCTCTGGTCAACACCAGTGGTACAACGCCGCATCAGGCACAGCAGGAAACGCCATTACATTCACGCAAGCCATGACTCTGGATGCAAGTGGGAATTTGATGGTTGGGACAACATCTGCGGCTGGTAAGTTAACTGTTGTGGGTGCAAATACATCTGATGGCGCAACGGCAAAATACATTGCCAACATAAGAAACTCAGGCGCACAAACTTCTGGAATTGGTGCGGGTATTGCATTTACCCAGACGATGAGTTCGTTCAATGCTGTTCTCTGTACCATTCAAGGCATTAAAGAAAATGCTACTTCAGACAACTACGCTAGCGCGCTGTCTTTCTACACTCGTGCTAATGGTGCTGATTTAACGGAACGAGCCAGAATAGACTCTAGCGGTAACTTGCTGGTGGGGACTACGAGCCAGACACGTGCTGGCGATAAAATGTCCGTGGTTGGTGCGGGAACACAAGTAGCAACATTTCAGCAAAATACAAACACTTCTGGTTACAGCGCAGTTTCTACTGTTCTTCAATCAAATGGTAACAATACAAGTTCATATCATTTCTGGGGTAACACCAGTAGCGTAGGCAACTGGTATCTATATGGTAATGGCACAACTTCTTATTCGTCAGATGAGCGGCTAAAGAAAAATATTGTTACCACTCGTAATGGCTATATTGATGACCTTTGTAAGTTGCGTGTTGTCAAATATAACTGGAAAAATGATGCAGAAGGTACTCCCCAAGAGTTGGGTCTTATTGCACAAGAAGTGGAACAAGTTTTTCCAAATCTTGTTCAAAATGACATAAATCCAGTTGAAGAAGGCGGCGAAATATATAAACAAGTAAAACAAAGCGTTTTACCATTTATGTTGCTAAAAGCCATCCAAGAACTGAAAGCAGAATTTGATGCCTACAAAGCATCACACCCCTAATCTTTAAAAGGAAAATATCATGACTACACAATACACATGGACAGTTACAGCAATGGACTGCTACCCACAAGAGGGCGGCTTGACCGATGTCGTTTTTAACGTGCATTGGACATGCTCTGGCACAGACGGAACTTACTACGGTTCTGTCTATTCTACTTGCTCAGTAACGCTTGACCCAAGCGCACCCTACACGCCCTACGCACAATTGACGCAGGCTCAAGTGCTTGGCTGGATATGGGCTTCTGGCGTTGACCAGACCGCTACTGAAGCCGCTGTTGAGCAACAAATTGCAAATCAGGTAAACCCTCCAGTAGTTACGCCGCCATTACCATGGAATACAGCCCCGTAAGCCAGCTTCAATATAGCCGTTATTTGCGGTTAATTGAATATGCCAAACTTTACCCGTCTGAAGGTCGGGTAGAGAAGCATCATATTGTCCCGCGCTCTATGGGCGGTAACAACAAAAAAGACAATCTAGTAGCTTTGTCTTTGCGGCTTCATTTTCTTGCTCATTGGTTGCTTTGGAAAGCGTATAAAAACGCAAAAATGGCAAATGCTTTTTGGACTATGGCGTGTTGCAACGGTTCCAAATTAAATTCCAAAACGTACGTTATGGTTCGGAATTTGGCCGCAGATGCTATTTCAAAATCTAGGCTTGGTAAAACAACGTCAGATAAACAAAAGCAAATTGTTTCAAAGTTAATGTCAGACCGCGTTGTTTCGCCAGAAACACGCCAAAAAATCTCTGAGGCAAAACGCGGTAAAAAACAATCTCCAGAACATGCGGCAAAATTAGCTGCGTTGCGCGTAGGAAGAAAATTATCTGACGAAACTAAATTAAAAATGTCCCTTGCTAAAAAAGGTAAGAAGCCAAATAATTGGAAAGGGCGTAATTTAACAGGAAGCTGCCACCTGATCTTGGCAGCAATTTAAAAGGAAACATCATGGGAAACGAAAAAAAGACCCCTGTGACAATCGACGAAGTTGAATACCAATATGAAGACATGAGTCCTGAGCAGCAGACGCTTCTCAACCATGTCGCGGATCTTGATCGCAAACTGGCAAGTGCCAAGTTTAATGTTGATCAACTCCAAGTTGGCAGAGAGGCTTTTTTCAAGATGTTGAAAGAAGCGTTGACGCCTAAACAAGAATTGCTGTAATATGCGACAAAACGTACTGGTGCGAACATCAGGGAATCTCAGGATTCAAAATGGACAATGAAATCTTAGCGGAAGTACCCGCGCCGGAACAGGAAGCAACGGCTGCCCCTGAACCCGAAGTTAATTCGCCGGAAGTATCGACAGAGCAGACTGACCAGCCAGCGGAAAAAACTTATACGCAAGCTGAAATCGACGCAATGATCGGTAAGCGCCTCGCAAGAGAACAGCGCAAATGGGAAAGAGATCAGGCCACAAAGGCTGCGGAGACGCAAACTTTGAGGTCTATGCCAGCGGAAGCACCGAGTGCTGACAGTTTTACAAGCCCTGAAGACTATGCGCAAGTATTAGCACTTCAGAAAGCCCAAGAACTTGTCGCCCAACGTGATGCCGCAAAGCAGCAAGCCGAGATCATGGAGGCTTATGCCGACAGTGAGGAAAAGGTCAGGGATAAATATGACGACTACGATCAGGTAGCCCGTAACCCTAACGTGCCCATCACCGAGGTCATGGCTGAAGCGATTTATGAATCTGACGTTGGCCCCGAAGTAGCTTACTACCTAGGCTCAAACGTCAAAGAAGCGGCGCGAATCTCCCGTTTATCGCCTTTCATGCAGGCAAAAGAGATTGGAAAGATTGAAGCCAGATTGGCCTCTGATCCTCCGGTCAAAAAAACTTCAAACGCGCCAGCGCCGATTAGTCCGGTAACAGCACGTTCAAACGGTTCGCCGAGCCATGACACGACTGACCCACGGTCAATCAAGTCCATGACAACCTCGCAGTGGATCGAAGCTGAACGTGCCCGCCAGATGAAAAAGTACGAAGCGCAACGCAACCGCTAATTTTTTGAAAGGACTAATATGTCTAATAGTATTCTGACGATTGACATGATCACCCGTAAGGCTCTCGAAATCCTCGAGAACAACTTGGTGATCACCCGTAACGTAAACCGCCAGTATGACGACTCTTTCGCTGTTGAAGGCGCAAAGATCGGCTCCACACTGCGTATCCGTTTACCTGACCGTGCTTTGGTTACTGACGGCGCCGCCTTGCAAGTTCAAGACGACAACGAGCAGTTCACCACATTGACTGTTGCTTCACAAAAGCACATCGGTGTTAACTTCACATCTGCTGAATTGACCATGCAATTGGACGACTTTGCAGAGCGTGTGTTAAAGCCTCGTATCAGCCAGTTGGCATCTTCCATTGATGCAGACGTGGCCAATGCGTACAGGTCTATTGGTAACACTGTTGGCACGCCCGGCACTACACCTTCAACTTCTTTGGTCTTGCTCCAAGCCCAGCAGAAGCTGAACGAAAACGCCGCTGTGATGAACCCCCGTTACGCCACCGTCAACCCAGCCGCTAACGCTGGTTTGGTTGAAGGCATGAAGGGTTTGTTCAATCCTACAGACACCATCAGCAAGCAGTTTAAGAACGGCATGATGGGCACTGGTGTTCTCGGCTATGACGAAGTCAACATGTCTCAGTCTATCAAGCAACACATGACTGGCTCACGCGTTGCCACTGGCAACTCTGTGACCACTACTGTGTCGTCTGAAGGCGCTGCAAGCATTGCTTTGACCATCGGCTCTGGCCTGACAGTTAAAGCTGGTGACGTGTTC